ACCATCTAATTTTTTCTTTAGTTCTGGGGTCATGTAACCTTTCAAACTATCTGTAACTACTCGCCAGTCCTGTTCATTTACCACGTTTTGCAGGGTATCATGCCACTGCTTAAGCAGTTTTTCATTGGATAGGAGCGCACTAAGGATTAAGTTCATGCCGGTGTACAACACTTTATCTTTTGCGATAATCTGTGGAATTTCTAAAAACCAGTCATGACCGTTTTCTAATGCTCCAGGGCGTTTATAACCGTCTATTTCTGTCGGGAACTCAAGCCCGAACTCTGTTTTTAATTCTTCAGCGTTCAAATTATCACCTCATTTAAAATTCTACTGTCCAGCGGAATACTGCGCCGCTTTCCGCGTCTATACCTTTGCTTGTCAGAAGCCTCATCTTTGCGGCGGTATGGTCTTCTTCGTCAATCAAGGCAACCTCATTAATAGCTCCCGTATAATCTCCAGCTTCGATTTCAGCTTCAAATTGTACGCTTGTTTCTACAGGATAGGTTACAGAAGTAATATCTTTGGTCAAAACAACGTTATTCAAGTTACCGTTATCAGAAGGTGGCGCCGGATTGCCCTGGTCATCCGTTTCACCGGCAATGCCAAATGCCATTTTTGCTATTTTTGCAATAGCACCTGTCGTCCCGATTGCCTGTGCAAATGCCGCTCTGTAATCGGTTGTAGTTTTTTTATTGGATTGTAAAAAAGTATCCTGATTAAATTCTGCCAGCGGCACTGCTTCGCCGTTTACTGCCAGTGTCTGTTTCGGATTAATGTTCTGTGTATTACTCATAGTCTTTCAAACGTTCCTTTCTTCATAACTCCGTTTTTATCTGTGCTGTAACAGGTGCATAGGTTTTCCATATGCGTGTTTTGCATGGT